GAGTTGAGATGGGGGGGCATAGGCAGTTTTCTTTTCATTGTAAAAGTTATATATACCTTCCACCAAATATTACATAGTTTTCAATTTAACATTCCCTAATATTAGCCAATCACTATTACACTCTGGGATATCCCGTATATATGGCAATATTTAACGATATTTAGCTAATTATAGCAAAGTTATTAAAATAGTTTTTTCAATATATGTCAAATGAGAATGAATTAGAGGATAAAATGATATATCAGGCGATGGAAGACCACTTAATCGAGTTCAGTATAGGCACAAATCCCAAATATACTGCTAATTGGCATCATAGAGCTATTGCAGATGAATTAGAAAGAATAGAGAATGGGGAGTTTGCTAAGGATGGTAACAAGGTTTTAATGATATTTATGCCACCTAGGCACGGAAAGTCGCAATTAGCAACTATTAACTTCCCTGCATGGTATTTAGGGCGTAATCCTGATAAAGAAGTTATTACAGCTTCTTATAGTGGAGATTTAGCAGTTAATTTTGGTGGTAAGACTAGAGATATTGTTACTGACCCTCTTTATAAGAAAGTTTTTAAAACTAGATTAAAAAAGACTGAACAGGCTAAGGATAAATGGAGTACAACTAAAGATGGTAGTTATGTATCAGTTGGTATTGGTGGAGCTATTACTGGTCGTGGTGCTAATATTTTGTTAATTGATGACCCGATTAAGAACCACGAAGAAGCTAAGAGTCAAACTTATCGTGATAAAGCGTGGGATTGGTTTCTATCAACAGCTTATACTCGTTTAGAGCCAGGCGGAATAGTAATAGTTATTTTGACTAGATGGCATTTAGATGATTTAGCTGGTCGTATATTGGCACATAAAGAATTTAAAGGAAAAACTAAAATAATTAAGTTTCCTGCTATTGCACTTGAAAAGGAAAAATATCGTAAAATAGGCGACCCTTTATGGAAAGACAAGTATCCGATAAAAGAACTTGAATTAATAAGAGAAATACAAGGAACAATGAATTGGTCATCTTTGTATCAGCAAGAGCCTATCTTATCTGAAAATCAAGAATTTAAGCACGGATGGTTTAAACAAAGAACACTAGAGTATGTTGACCAATTATATACTAGAAATTTCTTAACAATAGATACTGCAATAAGTGAAAAGACTAGCGGAGATTTTACTGGTATATGTCGTAACTTTGTTGATAGAGAGAATAACTGGAATATCTGGGCATATCAGATGAAAGTTAATCCAAGAGATTTAATTTCATTAATTTTTAAACTTTACGAAGAAGATGGTTATGAGAAAATAGGAATAGAAAAAACAATGTATTCAGATGTTCTTAAATACTTGTTAGATGATGAACAGCGTAAGCGTAATATATTTTTGCCGATTGTAGAACTTCATCATAATCAAATTGCAAAAGAAACTCGTATTAGAGGACTTATCCCACGTTATGAAAATAAGTCAATTTATCATATAGAAGGTCAATGTAAAGACCTTGAGAAAGAATTATTAAATTTTCCTTTAGGGGTTCACGATGACATTTGTGTTGATGGTGAAACTTTAGTTGCGACAATAAAAGGAAATAAAAAAATTAAAGATATAAAAATTGGAGAATTTGTAATAACTCCCACTGGTTTTAAAAAGGTTTTATGGTCAGGTAAAACTGGAGAAAAAAAAGTAATAAAAAAATTAGGATTAATTGCTACTCCTAATCATAAGATATTTAATGGAAATTCATTTGACAACCTTGATACAATAGGATACAATAACCATATAAGCAGATTAACTGCTATTAATTTAATTATATGGAAATACAAAAAACTATTGTATTCAATGGAAAATCCTATTCTCTTATGGGCGGGAAGAGAAAGTATTACCTTAGTAAATCAAATACCAATAAAGGAAGAAAAAATCCAAAAGGACTTCACGTGGCGATTTGGGAATTTTATAATAAGAAAACAATTCCGAAAGGCTATATTATTCACCATAAAGACGGTAATACTTTTAATAACGATTTTAGTAATTTGGAATGTTTATCAAGTGGGAAACATTTATCAGAACATTTTAAAAAGAATTGGAAAAATAAAGAATTTAGAAAAAAAGTTAAAACAAATCTTAATAAAATTAGACCACTTGCAACGAAATGGCATAAAAGCGAAGAAGGTAGTAAATGGCATAAAAAACATTGGTCTGATAGTATCGGAAAAATTAAACCAAAAAAATTCATTTGTGCTGAGTGTAGTAAAGAATTTTATAGTAAAAAATATAATGCTAAATTTTGTTGTAGATACTGTAATACAAAAAACAGAAGAAAATCAGGGATTGATAATGAAACAAGAAAATGCGAATTTTGTGGAAAAAAATTTATTATTAACAAATATTTCTTCAATCGGTTCTGTGATAAAAAATGTTCAGCCAGTTTTCAACATCAAAATAGAACAAGATGAAGTTTATTATGCTAATGGAGTTTTGGTAAGTAATTGTGATAGTCTAGCTTATCAATTACAAATATCAGAAGCTCCAGAGGCTCAAAACGATGAGATACGGACGGAAGACAACCGAAGAGAATATCAAAGCAGATGCCAAGCCTAAAGACTCGGTTACTGTCTTTTTTGAAAATGTCTTGAATAAAAGAAAAGACCCGATGGCAAGAGAATTAAGACAGGTAGATGAAAATATTAAAAATTACGAACTTAGAAAAAATTATTAAAATATGGAAATTTTTAAAACCATTGAAGTAGAGATTGACAATTATTTAAACAGTTCAATCCCTACTGCTATCGGAGAACTTTATTCTCAAAGAAAACTAATTGAAAGAATAGTTCGTTTTGCTAATAAACAATATCCTAGCGGAAATAAAGATAGTCAAGGCAATTATATTTATTGGTTTGATAATATCGGTCCTGGTATTGATAGTGAAACCAAGAACATAGATTTTGACACAAAGGATATTACTATTTATTCAGAACAAGCCAAAGATGCTTCTGCTATTTTTATTCTTCAATCTGCTTTAAGGGATTATTTAAAAACTACTGAACAAGCTATTTCTATAAATGACTCGGTTGAAGAATGTTCTGGCTGGGGAAATGCTGTTTGGAAAGAAGATAAGAAAAGTCCAAATGGTTATGCGAGGATTGACCTAACTAATTTTTATATTACAAATCAAGCTGCCAGAACTCTTAATGATACTATTGCTTTAGAACGACACATACTCACTCAATCACAACTAAGAAAGAAAAAAGGTATTTGGAAAAATGTTGATGAAGTAATTAAGAACTGTCCTTTGAAGGAATATGAACAAACTAAAGAAGGCGTGCAAGTAGATGGAAAGAAAACTCCGTTCTATGAGATATACGAAAGAAATGGAGAAATATCTATGGCACAACTGAAAGAAGCTAAAGGCGAGAAGTGGAAAACAAAAGATGAAGATGTTTTTGTTCTAGCAAAAATCATTGTTGCTTCTAAGGGAAAAGGCAAAGATATTAAAGATGTTCTATTTGCTAATCAGATTAAGAAAATGCCTTATAAGGAATATCACAGAGGGGTATATAAGGGCAGATGGTGGAGAGAAGGACATTATGAATTGAAGTTTGATGTTCAAGTTCGTTTAAATGAAATTGGAAATGAAATAGCTAACGGCTTAAGGTGGGCTGGCAAGACTGTATTTGTTTCAGCCGACAGACTTATTGCTAAAAATATTCTAACTGATTTAAGGAATGGTGATGTTATAAGAGCCAAAGACGTTAGACAAGTAGAAACTCGTATGCAGGGCTTTGACCAACTCGCTGCCGAATGGAATAGACTTGTAGATTTAGGAAATAAGATAGTTAATTCTTACGAGGTTGTTCAGGGTGAAATTGGTCCGTCTGGCACAACTGCTTTTGCTACAAATCTTTCAAATATAAATGCCAATAAGTTATATGGTTTCATAAGACAAAAACTTTGTTTAGCTGTTAAGGGAGTTTATGAAGATTGGGTTATTCCTAAGTTGATTAGTGAACTTAAAACAAAAGATGTTATCCGTCTTACAGGTGATACTGCTTATCTTAAAAGATTTAATGAAATGGTTGTTAATGCTTGGTATGAAGATAACCTAATTGCACTCGGTCCTCACAATAAAGAATTCGCTGACGCTATCAAAGCCGAGAAACTAGCAGAATTACAGAAGAACCCAAATGTAATGGTCAAGCTAATCAAGGATATGTGGGATAGTGTTAAACCAAGAATAATGGTTAATATAACAGGAGAGGGTGTAAATATGAACGCCAATATACAGAAGATACAATTTGCTATTCAATTAGAGGCAGACCCAGCTAGGCGTTCAGGATTAGTTGATATGTTAATGGCTAAATTAGGAATAGATACTTCTACACTACCAGAAGCAAACCCTGAAATGATGATGAACGCACCATCAGCACCTAGAGAAGTTAATCAGCCACAAGAGGCTCAAGAAAGACAAGTATGAGTAAAGTAAATATACCAAAAATATTAAGAACACAAGCTCAATTCTCTTTAGATGAATTAAAGAAAAAGGATTGGGGTAAAATGCCGATTGATGATTTGATGCAAGCTAAGGACAGACTATATCAGTTATATCCACCAGACATAGCACATAATTCAGCAATAAGAACGATACACGAAAGATTTGAACAAAGCCTTAAACCATTAGCAGAAAAACATAAATACGGAAAAATTGTAAAAGATATGCTAAAACTTCAGAAGAAATTTGAAGCATACGAGGTAGAGAAAAAAGAACTTATGCGAGGTTATGTTATACAAGAAATAAATGGATTTATGATTGAGAAAAAACTTAAATGAAATATAGTGAAGAAAAATTAAAAGACTTAATGAAGACAAGTGGTGGTGAACAGATAAAACTTTTCTTTGATGAAAAAGCATCAGAATTAAGAAATATAGATAATATGAAGACTTCATTAAATCCTATACGAGATGCTATTGAGATTAGAGCTACTAAAAAGGCATTTAAAATATTAATTAAAATATTAAATGAGCTTTGTGATTTTGAGGAAGAAACTCCAGAAAAACCACAAATGCCAAATTATTAAAATTATGTACAAGAAAAAAGAGAAAAAAGAAGACAAAGTTAAAATTGTCTATAAAGAAAAAATCGTAGAAGTTATAAAAGAAGTTGATGGAGTAATTAAAACCGATTTAGGTTTTGATGTAATCCACAATGGCAAGATTGAAATGAGTTATGCAGGTGCTAACTCCTTCAGAGTAGCTGTTAAAGATTACAAAGTCCTACTCGGGGTTTAATATATTGGGCTTAATCCTGCCCTTTAACAGGATAATCGGACTACCATTAGTCCTATAAATTTATGGAAGAAGAAAAAAATGAGAACCTTGACTCTCCAAATGAGGAAAATGAGAACGACAACTCTACAAACGACAACAAACCAGATGCTGGTGAAGTTGATTACGAAGCAAAGGCAAATGAACTTGAAGAAAAAAACAAGTCTTTATATGCCAGAGCTAAAAAAGCCGAAGAGGAAGCTAAAAATTTAAAAGCTAATCCTCCTAAGCAAGAGAATGAAACCAATACGGAATATGTGGGTCGCATTGAAAAATTAGAGTTAGCTTCTCTTGGCGAAACTGATGAAGATATTATCAAGTTAGCTAAGGAAGTAGCTAAGATAGAAAAAATAGATTTATCTGAAGTTAAAAATTCTGATTACTTTCAATTTAAAAAAACAAAAATAGAAGAACAAAAACAAATAGATGCGGCTTCTATATCTCCTGAAGATGGTTCACAACCTAATCAGGTTCAAAAAAATTACAAAGAAACACCGATTGAAGATTTCAATAAAGACAATGATTTATCTACCGAAGAAGGTAGAGCAAATTTTGCCAAATTGAAAAAGGATAAAGGTGTTGCTGATAAATTCTCTGATTAGGTATTAATAAATTAAGATTGAAAAGATGTCTAACGCATTGACAGCCCTAAATAAAGAATACTGGGCAAGCCAGCTTCAAGAAGTCTGGTTTAAAGAAAACGTGGCAAGGGCTTTAAGTGATACCCATTACGAAGCGGTGCTAAGTGATGGTGACACATTAAATTTGCCTTATACAGGATTTCCGCAGGTTCAAACATATACGAAAGATACTGCTGTTACTCCTGATAGTAGATACTCTACAAGCGAAGCTCTAAGTGTAGATACTACAAAAATCGTTCCTTCATACTATGATAAAATTGATAAAATCCAAAATAGTTATCAATGGATGACGGATGAAGCTACTAAAGCGATGAAATCTCTTAATAATGTCATTGACCAAGCTGTTTTGGGCGAATACTCAAACGCTGGCTCTGATGTTTATGCAGCTGATGTTGGTTCTAGTGGTGCAACAACCGCTATTACTCTAAATACATCTGCTGTTCACCCAATCTTCGCTGCTTTAGCAAGAAAATTGAACGCAAATGATATTCCACAGGAACAGAGATTTGCTGTTATCGGTCCTAAAATGAAAGAGCAATTAGCTCTTTACATTGCTGGTAAAGATACCTCTTACGCTGACCAAGTTGGTTTAAGTGGTCTAGTTACAAAAAGGTTCGGGTTTGATATTTATTATTCAAACAATGTTCCTTTTACAGCTACTTTAGGAATGGCAACTGCTCCTACTGTCCTTGATACAATTACTATCAATGGTGCAGTATTAGAGTTTGCTACTGATGCAGATGTTGTTTCAGATGATAGTTATATAGGTATTTTAAGAGGTGGTAATGTTGACGTTGATAGAGCTGCTTTAGTTGCTGCTATCAATCAAAGTGGAACTGTTGGAACAACTTATAGCGACCCAGATGCTGAAAATAATCTAGCTCGTTGGAAACTTACCAAAGCTGGTGTTGT